TCGTAAGGCCGTTGACGTTCAGGAGGCGGCAGCCGACCAGGGCGCTTGCGCCCCTTGGACTCGTGGCAATAACTGTCCCCCTGTTGAAAATCTGAACAAATCAGGGGGTGATTTACCCGATATTAAAACCATGAGTGAGAAGGAGCTGCAGGAATATCTCCACAGCATGGGCCAGAAGGAACGGAGGGAGCTGACAGCCAGGTTAAGGCTGGTGAAACCGAAGCGAAAAAAAGCATACAAACAGACCATTTCGGATCAGCAGTGCCTGCAGCTTAAGGCAGAACTTACTGCCAGAGGGTTCGATGGTAGTACATCGGAGATTGACCTGCTTCTGCGCGGCGGCAGTATTCCGTCAGGTGCCGGGCTGCGTATTTTTTACCGCAACCACCGTCTGCAGGAAGATGACAAATGGCGTCAGTGGTACTGATGCCGCAGGTTTAACAATTCGTGCTTTATTGACTGGCATCAGTTTATCCAATTAACTGACAAAAAAGAGTTTTACATTTTTAAATCCCTCATATACTGTACATGCAAACAGTGGGTATATATACAGTTTTTGTGTATCCGTGTAATGATAGGAGGGAAGATGCAGGACTATCTTTTGGAGTCATTAAAGCTCCAGCGTATTGATTTTTTTATCAAGCTTGTAGCGGCTAGTGAATGTAGCGACGAAGAAAAGCGGCTGGCTATCCAGTGGGTGTCAGAACTGACCGACGAACTGATGGCGAAAATCCGCAGCCATGAATACTGCCGGTCGATGGACGTAACCAGTTAAGGGAAATCTATATGCGCATTGAAATAATGATCGATAAAGAGCAGAAGATTAGCCAGGCTACACTGGACGCCCTTGAATCCGAGCTTTACCGTAATTTGCGCCCTCTGTATCCCAAAACAGCAATTCGTATCCGTAAGGGCAGCGCCAATGGTGTTGAACTGAGCGGGTTAAAACTGGATGAAGACAAAAAGCGAGTGATGGAAATTATGCAGCAGGTCTGGGAGGACGACAGTTGGTTACATTAGCGAACGTTGCGGACGATAAAACTGGTTTTTACCGTCCGCAAGGTTGAACAACGAGCCACGCGAGGCGTTAGTGCTGTTGTGCATGACTATGCCGCATGAAATCGCATGATCGTTTGAGGATCGTTTTTGCTGAGGCCCGCCAGAACTGGCGGGCTTTTGCTTATGTCATGCACCTGCATGAAAACCACTACACAAAGCGGGCAGGCGTGGCGGGGATACGAGCGCGCGCAACGGGGTGAAATGGTGAAAATCCGGCGCAACCTCCGGCACGCTGGCGGCTTCAATCGGTGAGGGTGAGGGAGCGGCAGCAAAAAAGAAGCGCCCCGCAGAATGCTGCTGGGGCGCTGTGAGAGGCGGTCTTGTTGTAGCGGTGAGGAAGGTCAGTCGTTGCGCTTGTCTTCTGTCAGTCCCAGCGTGTACGGCTCAAAGCGGATCACTTCTTCGCCCAGCCAGTCGTTAAGCTCCTGCAGTCGCTTCTGTAGCGGCATCAGTTCGTTGCGTACAAAGACGCGGCTGGCCTTTTCCACATCACCAAAGCCGCCGGTATTGTTGGGAATAATGCCCATCATCTGCGGAGGGACGCGGTGCGCTGCCATCATGTCATCGCGGCTCACATTCTTGATGTTCAGAAATTCATCCTTCGCCGCAACTTCAGACAACGGAATGATCTGGATGCCGTCCTTTTTACCGTTAGGCGAGTACATAAACAGGTTGCGGAAATTACCCGGGCCCTTGGCGCTTTTCATTGCCTGGCGGATGTTGTTCACATCTTCCTGATTCTGTGCCGCATCGGTCATGTACATGATAAAACCCGCGTGGCTGCCGTTGATGTAATACTTCCGGCGGAACAGCGTGGCGGACTCGTTGAGCAGGGTTGACGGGATGGCGGAGAGATAGCCGGGCAGACCGTAGATCTCCTGATTAATATCCGGCTCCAGCAAATGAAATATGTTCCCCCGCGTAAATTCATAGGGCTGCGTGGTCAGGCCATACTGCACAAACCAGTAAGTGTCGAGGTCCACGCCACGCCGGGTGTACTTCGCCAGCGCAGGCTCCAGCGAGAGAACGCCGCCGAGGCGGTTGGTGCGTTTCTCCAGATAGGCGTTACCGAACACCAGATAGTCCTGGACGAAACGGGAAAAAGCCTGCTGGCTGAGCAGGCGGTGCGGGATGTAGGTACTGCTGAGAATGTCACGTTTTACGGCAATCGGTGAGCTGTGATGCACGGCGGCGCGGTAGGTCCGCGCCAGTCCGTCAAAGCTCACCGGCGGCTCATACCAGCGATCCATCTGCACGCATTCCACGTAGTCCAGCAATTCACGTCGGTCTAACACCGGCACCGGGTCGCCAAAGCTGAAAGCCTCCGCCGCAGCGCCGCCTGATTTGGCTTTGTGATCTACCGCTGCATGGTTGTTTTTGTTTTTACGTTTGCTCATGCCGCCTGCTCCTTGTCAGCCTGGGGCCATTCGCACATAAACAGCATTTTCCAGTCCTCTGCTGATAATTCTTTTTTCATGTCATTCAGCCATTCATCATCAAAGAGCGCGGCTCCGGTTGCGAGAGTTGCCCCGGATGCTGCAGCGTCATCAGCGGTAAAGGTCATGCAGGTAGTGCTGTTGCGGGCAATCAGCCTCTTGTATTCCTGCCATGCTTCCGGGCTGGGGCTTGGGGTGGTGTAGTAGGTAGCGTGATATCGCGCGTGCATGGACAGGCCCTTGGCGAGCGCAATCATATTTTTCGGGGAGTCCGCCCAGGCATACTCTGACACGTAGACGTTTCCATGGAGCGCGGCGGCGAGGCTTTCCGGGCCGATAAAATAAATGACCGCACCGTTTGGTAGTTCCAGATGAGCTTTACCTGATTTTATTTTCCCAAGATGTGTCAAGGCTGCGGCCTCACTTAAAAAAGCTGACATATAGGTTTTGACGGTCAGGGCTGATGCCGGGTTGCAGCCCAGAAAAATCTGGTTGCGTCCGGTATGCAGTGCATCGTTCAGGGCTTCGTAGGCGAAAAAGAAATCCGCGCCAGCCTGACGCATTTTTGTAAGCACACGGTTTCTGCTGCGTGCGCCACTGTTCCATTCATGCTGGTAAGCAAAGAAAGGGCGATCTACAGGCAGGCTGGCGGTGGTCATGAGGTTAGTTGGGGTTGAGTGCATCAGAAAATCTCCACAATATTGCTGGTATTGGCGGCTTCGCCCTGCAGCGGCTCGTTAAACAGTGCGTGCATCGTTGCCCAGGCCAAATCTGCGTGGCTGGCTTCTTCGCTGCGGCTGGCTTCGTAGGTAGGGCGGTTGCCGCTGGCGGTGGTGGCCCGGCGGATAGCCATAAAGGACTGCGCAATGTCGGTATGCCCGGCGTCGAACTCCAGACGGCGGTGGCTGATAATGTCGTATGCCTTAAGCACCAGGGCGTTTTTGACGTTAGGGTTGTAGACAAACTCCCGTACTGCTGGGAAAAAGTCTTTTACGTTCAGGTAAACACCGTGACCGACGCCGGTCGAGTCGATGCCGATATAGGTCACGTTGTACTGCTGCGTCAGCTTTTTGATAGCGTCAGCCTGGGCGCGGAAGTCCATCCCGCGCCACTGGTGCCGCTCAAGAATGCGGAACTTGCCGCCCGGCACGGTTGGCGGTGCCACCACCACGCACCCTGCGCTGTCACCGTTCTGCGTACCTTTCGCCGGGTCATAACCGATCCAGACTTCACGCCAGCCAAACGGACGCAGCGCCAGCGCCTGAAAATCAGTCCAGACTTCCCAGCTGTCCACCATGCAGGCCTGCAGCTCGCTGAGCGGGAACACTGACGCCAGATCGTCAATAAATTCACACATCAGCAGGTTCTGGTATTCGTCCGGGCTGTATTCCATGCGCAGCTGGTCGAGGTCAAACAGGTTACAGCCACCGCGCACCGCATCCTCCACGGTGACGATCTGGCGGTATTGTCCATCCGGGCAAAGTACCCCGCGAGCCAGATTGGTGTGGGTCAGGTCAATGTCTACCTTGTCGGCTTTGGCGCGGCCCCGATTGAACAGGGCGCCGGACCAGAACGGATAGGCGCTGTGGGTCAGGCTGGACGGCGTGGAGAAATAGGTTTGCCGCCATTTTTTGTGAATAGCCATCCCTGATGCCACTTTGCGCAGCTCCTGGAATTTCGGTATCCAGAAATATTCATCCAGGTACAGGTTGCCGTGGTAGCTCTGCGCCGTGCGGGCGTTGGTGCCGAGAAAGTACAGGCACGCGCCGTTGCTGAGCGTCATCGGGTCGCCTTTCAGCTCAACATCCACCTCTTTTGCAAAGTCGATGATGTACTGCTTAAAGACGTGCGCCTGTGCCTTGCTGGCGGAGAGGAAAATCTGGTTGCGCCCGGTCAGCAGGGCATCAATAAGGGCTTCACGGGCAAAATAAAACGTAGCGCCAATCTGGCGCGACTTGAGCAAATTGCGGATGCGGTTTGTTTTTCCTGCTTCAAACCAGTGACGCTGATAGTCGAACATTGAGGCGTGGAAGACTTCTTCCAGCTTTTCGATCTGTTCGTCGGAGAAAACGTTCTTTTCCGGCTGCCTGCGCGGACCTTTGTTACGGTTGGCTACTTTCGGGTTTAAATCTGCTTCGTTCCCGCCATCGTTAAATTTTCCGATCCGGGCATGGCGCTCTGACTGGCGCGCCAGCAGGTCAATTTCCTTGAAGTCTTTCCCTTCTTTCTGCTCCTTCATGATGAGCTGGCAGTAACGTGCGGCGG